CCAGTGCGGTAAACCTCTTGGTCGAACGTGTAGCGCAACGCCAAATAAGCAATTCCACGACCACGATGGTCCGTGTCCCACTCGGGAATCGCACTATTAAGAATACTATCAACCGTCTGACTCGACGTACCGGTATATCGGCGAACCGATGCCTTGCCGCTGTACGTGCCGGAAGTGACGTTACCGCTACCGTCTAGCGTCAACGATTCGTCGTTGAAATAAACGGTACTGATAGCGTTAATTTCGTGTCCGGTTAATGCTAAAACTTGGTGCAGATACTCGCCTTTGCTACCGGTGACGATAGCCGGAAGGACGTTTAGGCCAGAGATTTTGTTTTCGCCGTAGACAATACGACGGGGTGCGACGGTATCGGTGTATTCAACGTCGATAGGTTGTGACGTTGCGCGCGGCAGTTTCGGACCCAATGCCGCCGATACTTTCGCCAGCAAAATAGTGCTGCCAATATAGATTAATGCTTTACCTACAGCAGTGGCCGCAATATAGGCGTATGACCACTGAATTGCACCAACGATGGCGACAACTGCTTGTACGACTTGCGGCATTATTTAACCTTCCAAGTACAGATTGCTTGTTCCATCGGGACGTAAGCAATGCCAGTTTCAGCAACGCTCACGATTCGATCACCTACGCAAATGCCCAATGTCTCGCGGCCTTCATTGTTGAACAGCACGACATCGCCGCGCTGCACAAATGCCAAGTTAGTCGGCTCACCTAGCCAATCTTTCACGGCTTCCTGTATCGACCCGAAAGAGTTGATATAGGCCAGTGCGGATCGTTCGTCGTGGTACATTTCCGCTAATTTTTTTGCGTAGTCTGTACCCGTCATCGCATCGACGACTCGCGCTGAAAACAGGCAACAGTCGTTTTTGCCATACGCAAATGATTCGGTCGTGACTTTTTCAATAGTTGCGAACAAAAAGTCGACCCACTGTTCATGCTTCATTAAAACGGGTCCAATCTAAAGTTAGGATCGTATGGTCTGCCGCCGCCGCCGCTAAACTGTGTCGGCTTATCACCCCACGTCGCTTTATAGCGCGGGATGAATTGCGTAAGGTTAAAGAACGTGTCCCCAGAATACGCTAGCCGCTGGTCTTCATCGGTGTAACGCGCTAACACGGGTTCCTTACGCAAGCGGTACTCACACGCTAGGGAAATAACCGCCGTGTTTTTGTCCATGCTAATCGACATGGTATCCATGCGACCCGACCAAACTTCTTCCGGGTCGGCGACAAACTGCATACTTTCGTTGAGAAACCCAACGTAAAAGGTCGCCGCACGGCCCTGATACACTTCGTCCATTGCAATCGGGACCAGCGTTGTATCAATACCTGACAGCGTGACTTTAATTCCGCGCGCTACGTTGTCGATGTTCTCATCGACCATATCGAACGAACCGTACTGGCCGACGCCTAAATAATTGTTGCCGCCGAAAGTCACGGTGCCGACGCCATCGTGAACGTAGACAGTGCCGGAATCAAATTCCAGTTTTGCCAACGTCAGGATATACAGTGACGCTTTATCGGCTTCGGTCGCGTTTGTATTGCTTACCCAACGGGTCATGCAATGTCCTCGACTAGATTGATGGTCATATCGGAAAGGGTACCGGGCCGGGTCGACCAGCCCGATTCGTCATCGGCAATGAGGAACCGCCCCATTGGATTGCGGAACACGACCGGCGAATTGTCAGCCGGTGCCGTTCGCAATGTGGGTTCAAACAGGATGTAACCCGCGCCGCTGGAATCGCTATTAAGGTCGGCGGTTAATCGCTTCAACTCGCCGTTGATTTCCACCCAATCGCCAGCACGGGCTAACCCTGCGGTCGATGTCGGCAACCCGTCGATGTTCAACGCGCCGCCAGTTTGCGACCCGCCAGCGACCAACGCGCAACGCGAAACAGACGCCCACGATAGAAACTGGAACGCGCCAGCAGCACGACCAGAAATGTAGTCGTAAAAACTGACATGGCTGGACGTGCCGGACGCGGTGAACGCATCGGTATAGCGTCCCGCTGCCGTTCGTACTGTGCCGTTTAACAGCGTCGTATCGCCTTGCGACGTACCAGCCGCCGCACCAATACGGACGTTGCCTTTACCGGCCCCATAAACGGCTCGTACCGCGTATGGCGCGCTGGTTACGGTCGTCAGTGCAGACTGATACACGTATGCGTCCGCTGTGACCGCTGTACGAGCAAGGCGCAACCCGAAGTGCGAATCTGCCGACAGCGCGACTTCCGCGCTTGACGATGACCAGCCTGTAGTCGCTACAACGGCTGCGTTGTTCGTTAGCAACTCGGGACACGCAAACGACCCGGCGAAACTGTATCCCGGCTCCGTCAACCACAGACGATTTGACCGTCCGCGCAACGCCGCCAGCAATGACAGCAACCGACGCCGCTTCTGGTCCGATATGGCACGGAACGCAAGACGCGCCGACCATCGGTTACCGGGCCGCGAATACGTCTTAACGGCACCCGACAACGGCGACGAATAAACCGCCGTGTTGTCCATGATGCGCCATTCGATTTCGTTGGCGACCAAATCCGGCGGTAGTATGTAATCGGTCATCGGCCTATCCCATACCGGCGGTCGAGTTCATCGAAAATGCGCCGGTTATTTTCGTTGAGTATTCCCGGCAGTGCTTTTTGCAAGTCTGCCGTGGCCCCTCGCGCGTCGATGTTGTAAACAGGCGACACGGTAACGCCGCCCATAGCGTGATTGGGAACGATTGTCCCAGACGCGCCGGGTACGAACAATTCCGGGCCGCGCTCGCCGACCATGTATGGCGTTCCGCTGCTAACTGGACCGCCCATGGCGCGACCGGTCAACGCTTTGACCGCTGCCGTTCCGACTGTGCCAGCGAATCCGCCGAATCCAGACATATACTGGAAGAATTGTCGCAACAAATAAGACGCCATCAATTCCGCAATCATGCGACGGATTGCGTCGATGAATCCTTTAACCATGCCTTTTAACCCGTTTTCAAATGGGTCAAACAGGAAGTCAGCAAACGCTGATTGAATGTTACCGGCTGCTTGTTGCGCGAAAGTTTGCATAATGGAATCGGCAAGTTCCATTTGATCTAAAATGTTTTGAACGCTGCTGGCAATGGTAACGTCAGTCGCACTAAACGCCATTTCGAAAAGTTCCGGCGTTTTGCGTAGTTCCTCGTTAAATTCCTGCATCATCTTCGTATGCGCGGCTTCGGCTGTGATTGCCTTCATGCGCGCTTTTTCGGCTTCCTCCGACCATTTCTTTTCGGTTTCCGCTGACTTCATGCGGAATTTCCATTCGTTTTCCATGGCCTTTATGGGGTCAACGTCCGGTCGACGGCCACGGCGTCCGCCTTCGCCCTTGCCTAGTTGCGATTTATCAACGGGCTGCGCGAACACGCCTAAATCTCTGCCAACCTGCGTAATCGCTCTAGTTGCGTCTGCTGCAAACTCAATGACGTTAGTAAACCCGTTAATTAGCGTTGTCGTGAATGCGTTTGCTGCGGATACTAACGCCGGGTCTTTTAATGCTTGATTGAATCGGTCGAGCGAACGTCGCCCTTCCTCGGTTTTCTTCGCGGCTTCTGCAATCTTGCCAAACGCGCTAACCAAAATCGTGCCAGACAACAAACCAAACGCCAGATTAACCGCCTTTGCTGTTGTTTTGGCGGTGCGTTCAATCGACTTCATGTTACGGGCTACGGAATCCATAGCCGCTTTGGTTCGATCAACGCCTGTAATGACTACTTGAGTTTGCGCCATTTTTGTTCCTGTTCGTCTGATTCCAACTTACAAGCGGCGAGCAAGTGCATGAAGTCCGTTTCGGTCATCGAGAAAATCTGATCCGGTAGGACGTGCAAACGTAACGCCATGGCGTAGACCGTCCTTAACTGCACGTCCTTAATCAGTTTCCCTCGGCTTCCTCCAGCGTAACGGCTCCGTTGTTCATCGCGGAAACAACTTCCGCGATAACGTCCGGGTCATACTCGGTCATTAACTCGCGCTTTTCAGCGTTGCTAAAAACCTTTTTGCCGTCTTTATCTCGCGCGCGAACAATCAGGGTAACGGCCATGGCTTCTAAATCCAGAACCGTATTCCCGTTTTCCTGTTTCGCTAGCAAGAAAATTTCGCGCCGTTCCGCCAGTGTCATATCCGGCCAGTAATAAATGGTCGTTTTCCACTTCGGAACGTCAATAGACACCAACGAATCCGGCGTTCGCCGTTCCGAAAACTGTGCCTTTGCTTGCTCTTTCCAGTGCATAAAACCTCAAATTAAGACGCGGTACCCGTGGTCAGCGCGCCGTTGCCAACAAAGTTGAACGTGATTTCGGTAATCGCACCACGCTGCACGTTGCGCGTGATTTCGGTTACCAGCACGTCGCCGTAGTAATAAGCGTCACCCGTCGTTGCACCCTCGGGATACAACTTCAACGCGACGTTAGAACCGGTGACAAATGCCAACTGACCATTGGTATCTGTCTCATCCCAAAATGCGGTAACGCTGCCGTTCCACGCGGTGATCGCCGTGACGTTGTACGTCTTGGCGGTATCGGCCAGCGTAGTATCCTCGGCGTACTCTGCCGTTGCCGTGAACGAAAACCCGGTCACTTCGCCAACCGTGTTCGCGCCAATCTTTACCAAACCTTCAGAGCCGTGATGTGTTGCCATGTTTTTAACCTCTCAACTAAACCGAAACTTCCGCATTATTTTCTGCGGTCCTATACATAACTCGAAATTGCATACGTGCCGACCCGATAGGCGCATCGCCTGTGAAGTCGTGCGTTATTGACGTGTCGACCAGTACGCAATCCTTAACTAAACCGGTCAGCGTGTTATTAGCACCAACCGCGTTTTCTACGTTCTTGCACAGTGTGTCTAACTGGTCGTCCAAATCGGCCAGTTTGCGCGCTACGCACTCGACCACGATAACTAGTTCGCGTGTCAGGTTGCGCGGCGCGTGTAGTGTCGAATCTGTAACGCTATCGACGTTCGTATAAATCAACGCAACGGTCGTAGCATCTGCCGGTAACGGATACACACGCGACGAAGAAATAACCGACGCCACGGTGGAATTTGTAAGTACGGTGGCGAACGCTTCACGAATCTGCTGTCTAACGTGTGCCATTATTCCGTAGCCTCTAACCGCAACCGCGTTATGCCTGTGCCGTCGTTCTCAATGTTGCGAATCGTGTACACGTCTTCGCCGATGTACAGCGTATCGCCGAAAGCGGCTCGACACGGTAACGATGCGGTCGGAAAGTGGAACGCGGGTAACGTGCTGGCAAACTCCACGTCGGACACATTCACGCCAATATACTCGCGGTCGAAAATGCCCTGTACCGTGTATCGCTTGTTTGCGCTGTTGTAGATAGCCGCGCTACCCCAATCAGACGCCGCGCACATAGATGCACGATCCGCTGCTGTTTCAACTGCCATACGTGACACCCCACATTTCGGAAGTGGAAGTCGGCCCGATGCGGGTAACCTTCCCGGTAAACGTCTTGTTAAACAGTTCGTGCCATGCCGAATACGGACGCGCGGACGGATGCAAATTAACTCCGTCCCAATACGTCGGGTAGTCGGCTGCGGCAATCAGTACAAACTTGCGCGCCACTCGTTCCAGTTCACGCAATGCTGGCACGATGTCAGGTTCTAAAATGTGTTCGATTACGTCGATACACGTAACCACGTCGAACGATTTGTCTTCAAATGGCAAGTCGTGAATTTGCGCCTGTATCACGCAATAACTGCACAACTCGGGTACGGCTTCTGTGCCAGCGACGGGACTAAATCCCATGTCGGCGGCGGCTTGCATCAACTCGCCACGACCGCACGACACGTCGAGCAATGAACCAGACTGGCCCTTTAGCGCGTCGACAACCGGCAATAGCCGGTCAGAAAACATCCGATAATCAGGATATTTCTGGTAAACCGCGCGGTATTTTTCAATCTCGTTTTGCCGGTCGTCCACGTTTCTTAACCTGTGTTTCGATCAAGTTAGAAACGGTGTCCAACATCGACGGTTCCGCGACAGGTTCCGCGCCGTGATACTGGACCGCCATTCCTTTGACCAGTAGCCACTGACCGAATTTGTCGTCGACTTCGACGACCCGTCCAGCCTCCAGAGTGCGTCCCATATACACGCGGGACCGTCGCATTTCAACCTTCATACGCGGAAAATACCTTAATTAGCGTTCCACTGACAACTTTTACCCGGCTCGGGTTCTGCATCCTATCGCGGACGTGCTGCCACGCGCCGATAGCCGAAATGCCTAGTTCTAGGCCACGGTCGCCAACCTTCGAATGCCAGTATCGGCGGTTCTCCATGTAGTTGTCGCAACCGCACAACAGGATTTCTTCGCACCCTAGATACTCGGCAATCCAAACGGCAGTGCCGCCGGAAAACCCAAAGTCGGGAACGATGCCGGACCATATATCGGCTTGGTCCTTATGGTGCGTGACTAACGGGAATCCATGGCCTGTCAGGATAGGGAACAACTCCCTATCTTGATAAACCACGTAGTCGAGTGCCAGTAACAGCGAATGCTGGTTAACGCCTATCCACACGCCGTCCCGTTGGACGCGCGGTCGAACCCGGCGCAAGTCCGACAATAAAGTGGGGCCGCCACCCAGAACAACAGCACGTTGTCCCGAATGACGGCCCCGGATTGACGTTAGGTCAATCAAGACTGCGCCGTTATTAGGCGGTCACAATCTCGTTACACTCGGCAAACGACTCGACATGGCGAACCGCGAAGTCGCAATCGTGGAAGGCCACGATACGCACGGTGCCAGCGTTCGATCCGGTGTACGGGTCGGCCATCAGGTCAATGCCTGACCACTGACCGATCAACAGGTCCGACCACACGCCGAAGATCATCGCCGACAACGTGCCGGACGCTGAACCCTTCGACAAGTTACCCGGCATCTGCTGCGACACGACCAGCGGGTAACCATAGATGCTATTAACATCCGGTCCCAACAGGAAGTTGCCCTCGACGCCAGACGACTGCTTCGGAGTGGACGCCAACTTGGCCTTAACCTGACCGTTGGTCAGGAACGCCGCCGCGCCGTTCAGCGCGTTGTCGATTTCCACTTCCTTAACAAGGCCCGTCACCATGGCCCACGTCGGCGCGCCGCCGTTGGTGCCAAGAGTCACGGAACCAATGCCGGACGTGTTGAGAATGCCAGTCGGACGGTTCGAACCGCTGCCAGAAATAGCCGCCGAATCCATCGCCACGGCGATAGAAGCGGCAAGGTCATTTCGGACCATCGTTTCAACGTCAAGCGACGACTGCAACATCAAGCGACGGCTGTAGTCGACATACGCGGCAAGCGTCTTCGGCGACATCGTAACTTGGTCAAACGTCAGGTTGCCCTCGGTCGGCGCGCTGTTCTCGCCAACCCAATAGGACGTTGCGCTGGACGACTTACGCGGAATGGCGACGTTGCCCTGCAAGCCCGTCAGGAACGTAGCACCCAACGTGTTAAGGACCATCTTATTACGCAACACGTCGATGAACGAACCAGCCAACAGGTCCGTAGCAACAAGGTTACCGGCCTTCGACGTACCCGTAGCAATCGACGTTGTAAGGTCGCGCTTCAATACGTCAACAGGAACAGTGATACC